TACATTGCTTACGAATGGGTCTTCCCGCGCGATAAGGAACAGCGGCACGTCGAAGTATCGCAAGGCCATCCAGAGGGGCTTAAGTTCTGGTTCCGCGCCGAGAACACCGTCCGCTATCTCATGTTGGAAGCTGGTTTCACCGATATTGAGATCATCCCATTCGACATCCCGATTGATATGCCGAAGCCAATCCAGAACGGCACCGACGCGGACCTCGCGACCTACACCGTCATCGATCCGGTCACACATCGACGGTTGATGTATCGCGGCGATCTGTATCAGCCATGGGCGCACATTGTCGCTCGCAAGTCCTAGGTGTTGCCCTCCCACCAGAGGCAGAACAACGACGATCCAACTTGGACGTGACGGTTTCTAATTGGAAAGTGCGGAAAATCCAGACGGCATGGTCTGCGTGAAAGATGCGGGGTCGAACCGTGCGGTTCCCGCCGGTGTGCCGCCCGTGCCGAAGTACATTACTATGGCGCGCAACGTACCCGTGACGCCTGTGTAGGCCGGATTAGTTCCCGCAGCGGGATCACCAGAGCCCTGCCAAGTACCATCGACCGCCCACCACAGCTTGCCGGCGTCGATGTCGAACGCCACTCCTATGACGTTGGCTGAAGACCAATTAGCCCCAAAGGCGGCATTCGATCCGTTATTGATTTTGTTCGCATCATCTCGATAGACCCACGCCGTCGCCGGCACAGCACCGATACTAGCGTAACCGGCAACAGCCATCCCATCGGTGCACACGCCGACAGCCACATACCCATCAGACCCGGCGGAAGGGTCATACTCGAAGTACCATTTCCCGCTCGACTTAGAGACCGTCGATCGAATGTTGTTGCCGGACGCGGAGGTTGCCGTGTACGTCAAATCACCGCCGGACAAGGTGCCGGCATTGGCGTTTGTGGCCGCATCAAGCGTGACAAGAGCTGCGCTCGGCCATATCCCCTGTGCCTTCGCCTGCAAAGCCTCCCGCATCGTCCAAATACCTTTTGCATCGGATACGGTCGGAATTTTCGGCGTTGCACGGACTATTCCGCCAGGAAAGCGCATTACGAGATCTCCAAATAAGTTCCCGTGATTTCGATGTCGCCTCCGGCGGATGCCGTCGCGAACAGCGATGAATCTTCCTCAAGCCCGACCGGAGCGTCTTCCGTAATGAGGTCGAGTGCGGCATCGGCCGGGACAGTGACTGTCGATGCAAGTGCATAGCCCGTGCCGCCGCCGGCCGCAGCCGAGTGACGCTTCAGCGTAATGTCGCAATTGGCGGTGCCGTCCACGTTGGCGGCGCGGCATGAGATCACCTTTAATGCCAAGCCGGAACTAGCCGCATTACTCAAAAGCGACGTTGCGCTTGTGGTTGACAGCGCGACATTGAACGTCTTCAGCTTCACGCTTGTCGGATTAAGGATGTCCGGTGCGGCCATTGTCAGCTCCGATCAAATGATTTGCGCGAGCGCAAAAGCGTGCCCGCGACGGGTCTGCTTATTCGCCGGCAGATCGTTGGTGATGTCCTTGGTGCCGGCCGCGAAGCTGACCGCCGCGTTTGCGTTCGAACTTGAAATGACGGCGTCGCGCACCAGCGTATTAGCGTCCGACATATGCCCGGTGCCATATTCCCATTCCGCCGCGTCACGGCTCGACACGAAGTAATAGAATACGCTTTGCGTCGCTCCGGTGCCGAATGCGTCGGAAATGCGACGTCGGCCGTTGACCGCCGCGACGGTCAAATTTCCAGTTCCCGTTGTGGCCGATGTTTCATGCACAAGGTCGGAGATTTGCGGAACAGCCATCGTCTTACCCCTTTATCAGCGCGCGATTGCGGCAACGGATCGACGCCGGCCGTGCAGATAATCAATGAAGGTAAAGCCGGAGTCGTTCTCGCTGGCGAGGCCGATTGTTACCGTCTTTTCCGGAACAACGATGAGGCCACTATCGGCTCCCGCCGCCAACCCAACCGAATATGTGCGCTCTGGTACGATGCCAAACGCCGCATCGGTCTCGTCCGCTTGACCGAAGGGATGCGCATAACCGACGCCGAACTGGGTGGCCTCGTCCGTCTCAACCACAAGCCCGAACGCATAGAGTCGTTTGGGAACGACAACAGGCGCGCTGTCTGCCTCAACAGCGAGTCCCAGCCCCAGATTCTTGAGGATAGCAAAGGCGAAAGCGCTATCCGTCTCAGACGCGAGACCTTGGCCGTAAATGCGGTTTGGCGCTGTTGCGAACGCGCTGTCCGTCTCACTGGCGAGACCGAGATCATATGCGCGCTCGGGCCGAGCCGCGAAGGCACTATCGGTCTCGCTTGCGAGTCCTAAGAGCTCGACGCCCGGCGCGCCCGAGACAAGTGGCGTGCCGACGCCGAGACCAATGAACCCGCCGATCATGGATCAGCGCTTCAGGCGGCCAGCAACGCGCGCTTGATGTGCTGATAGTGTATTCTCGCTTCACGGCCCTTTGTCGCTGCGGCCACGCCGCGGCCAGGCTTGAAGTTCTTGAGCGCCCAGCGCGACTTCCGGTCGCCATCACCGTTGATGAGAATCATCAGCGCGCGGCCGGTGTCGTGTTCCGAGCCGAGAATGGCATCTTGCGTCGCCATCTTTGCGCACTGAAAGGCGACCTCGACCCAATATTGATCGATGTCTTTGTCGGCGATACCAAGCGCCTTGAACACGGCCGGATAGGCGATGTTCGGATCGACGACCACCTTGCCGGGAATGATCGTGGTCAGCCATTTCGGGAGTTTCGGCGTCATGAATGAAGATCCTTTTTCGGTGTTTATCCGGCGATCACGCAGCGCGGGCGAGACCCGATGCGTTGACTTGAGCGGTCAGATCGGAACCGTCCGTCGTTGCCGAAAAATCGTGATAGCTGATCGGAACGCGGCCGGAATCGGCGGCCGATTCCTCGTAATAGGTCACCAGCTTGACGATCGTGTTGTTGCCCGCGCCGCCGGCCGACGTCCACGTCTGGTCCGGGATGTCGACGTCGACACGATTGTTGGTGTCGTCGACCGTGATGGTGCCGGTAATGCCCGTCTTGCGGGCATAGTTTGTGAAGTCGCATTCGGTATTCGCGCCGGCGAGCAAGAGCGCCAACGTGTCGTAATTGTTGAGCGTGTCGTCCGCCTCGACCACCTTGAGCAAAAGAAGGCCCAAAGCCGTTGCGCCGTCCCTCACCTTCTCGACGAACGCGCCTTTCGAAATGTTGAATACACCGTCAGCCATAGCCGTCTCCTGTGGTTCGGATCAACGAAGCGCGGCGATGGTCGCCGTGAATCCTGCAAGGGTTGCATCAGCACTCGCCGGGCCTACCGGCTGCAGCAAGGAGCCGGCTGGAATCGTCGCATCAGCGGCCAGCGTGAACGATCCCTCTCGCTCTCCCGCCGCGATCGTCGCGGTGAACACGTCCGACCACGTCGCGCCGAAATCGACAGACTTCTTCCATGTGACCGTAAAATTCGATGTCGGCACTACTTCAGCGGCGCAGGCGATGCTTCCCGGCAATCCTGCCGGCAACGTCAGTGGTGTGACGACAGCGATTGCCGGAAGTGCTTCACTCGCGCCCATCTGCCCGGACGTCGACCACGGAAGATCGTAGCGTTCACCTTCGATCACCAGCCAATGAATACCGGCAGCGTCAATGACTGTCGGGCTCGTTTCCGTAAGGTCGTCTGCCGATGTGTCTTCCGTGTCTTTACGGAAAAATCGTGAGCCGATCAGAATTCGGCTGCGGCGTGACAGGTCGCGCGCGCGCACCGCGGCGCACGTTGAAAAATAGTGGAGGTCATCGACGATGTAGGCGCGATGAAGAGACTTGCTGACATCGGCCGTGTCGGAATCGGATGTCAACCCGGTGATCTGATCAAGAGGGTCTGTCATGTCTACTGACCGCCGTTGAGTTCAATGAAATTCGCAAGTATCACGCGATCATTCGACGTAGAGATGCTCCGGTGCCGCCGCCGTCAGCTATCGACGACAACTTCCATCAGCGTCGCCAAGCGCCGCGATATCGATGTGGGCGCCGAAAAACCCGCCATGCGGAAAACGGCGATCTTGTATGTGTGCAAGGCCGTGTCGCCTGGCGCATATGTCAGGCGAAGATTGTGCATCTGTGCGTTACCGGCGGTGTTATTCCAGACGCCGACCCAATCAACCGCATCGGTTAACGAATCGACCAGCAGTCCGAATGCGATCAAACCAGCGTCCGGAGCCACCAGCTTTACTTGGTAGTCAATTACAAGTTCATTGGTCGCAGACAGTGCGCGGTGCGAAAACGTTCCGGCACCGGCATCCTCAAGTCGATCATGACTCGTCTTAGGCGCTGTTGTGTCTGAGAAGGTATAGCCAGACGACGGCGATGACGCGACGGCTGTCGCCGATCCGGTGCTAGCAGTTCTTTGCTTTTTGAATTTGAAAATTGAACCGGTGGACGATTGCCATGCGCCGGCCGCTTCATTCCATTCCACCTTATAGCCGAGATTGATGTCGTGAACGACATCGCCACCAAGCGGCGTATAAATTGTATAGGTATCGGCTACCTGACAGCGCGCCACCTTTCCCTCATGGCCGGCAAAGATGCCGATCGCCGGCGACGCAATGATATAGTTATCACCGACCGACCCTGTGACCGTGGCGTCATAGGCATTGAGCCCGGCGAGCGTATTCGTCGCGGTCGACCAGTTTTTGGCTTCCGTCACCAGCGCGATATCGGTGACGCCGGCAAACGAGCCGTTGCGCTGGATATTCTGCGCCGTCGCCGACAGCGTGAAGCCGGAGCCTGCCTGCGTCCAGTTCGCGCCGTTGTCGGTCGAGTAATAGAGCCCCATCGCGTTGGCTGTTGAGACGGCGGAACCCAACACCCCGCGCGCCTCGATCGAGATCAGATCGGTCGCGGCGGCCAGCGCCAGGCGCCCGATGATTCGGCTGGCAACCGTGGCACCGCTCAGATCCCCAAGCGCCGAAGTGACCCCGGTCGTGGTATCGTCATTGTCGTTGATGTTCGATGCCGTGCCGCCGAGCGGCATAGTCGGCGTCGCACCCGTCTTCCGGCTGCCCGGCGGCGCATAGGTGGTCTGATTGACGACCCGCACCATGAGCGAGGCCGCACAGCCCTGAATGGCCGAGAGCGGGATTGTATCGTCCTGATAGGCGCCCGAACCGATGCCGGAGACCCATCCGCCACCACCTTCCCAATGCACGTAGGAGTTCGCGGGATAGTCGCCATACGTCGCCTTGACGAAGATCGGCGGGCCATAGTCGGGGTCCACTTCGACCCAGCCGCGCGAGGTGTGCACGATGATGCTGTTGGCGGCGCCGACGATTCCGGTGATATCGATCCATGCCTGGCCGTAGGCGGAAGGTGTGGGCTCCACGGAAAACCCGACAGCCTCGACCGCCTTTACCCTGATATCGCCGAGCAGCTTGTACCGCTTGCCACCAATCAAAACGAGCGTGGTGATGCCGTCGTGCGCGGTCGACCCGTCGGCAGCGTCGTATTTGAAGACGCCGTCGCCGTAGACGTAGGCCTGCCGCACCGACCCCGCAACCGCGTCGACCGGATCGATCTGCAGCACACTGCCGACGACCGAAGTGCCGTCCGGAATGAAACCGACCAGCCCACCGATGAGCTCGGCGAGCGTAAGCTCATCATCCGGGCCAACGGGATTGTCCCGGAAGGCATCGATCAGTTCTTGCACGCCCATCGATTGTCCTCAGGCTGCCAGCAGTTCGTCAGTATCGACGACTTCGTGTGGCTGGTCGTCGCTGGTGGCGTTCCAGTTGTTCGCGTTCTCCGGCACGTAGCCGATGAGCCGCAACGCCAACCCGCTTTCACCGCGCAGGTTGATCGTCACATTTCCGTCGTCGACCACGTAAAGGCCGTTCCAGTGCGGGCAAATTTCAGAGATGATCTCGATGCAGTCGTCTTCACGAAGGCCGAGCCCGCGCAGATCGATGACACCGGCCCATGACGCTTCCACCCGCACGTCGAGCAGATCGGCCTTGGCGATGCGCTGTGCCATCGACGGCGAGGCCGTGTAGGGCAGGTTGACGTTGAGGGAGAGTTCCTGTCCGTCTTCGAGTTGCAGGTCGGCGCGGATGTACGGCGGGCCTTCCGACATCTGATATTTTCGCGCGGGTGCCACGAATTCCATCGTGGTGCGGTTTGCAAGGTCGCCCATTACCTTCCAGCCGCGGAACGATACATCGCCGATGATCATGTCGTCGCGGATCGTGAACACCGAACGTTTCGGTGCATCGTGCGACGGCCATGCGCGGCCGTCGTAACCCTGGACCAGCGTGGCGCGGCTCGCGGTCAGCATGCCGTCGAGAACATCCGCCGACTTTTGATCCATGCCGATGACGCCGTGGATCTCGTAGCGCCTCTCGAATTGTCCGGTCTCTTCGGTGTTGCGCGTCGCGGCAGCTTCATCGCAGCGATCCGCGGCTTCAGCGACCTTGTCCCAGCGCACGCCGTCGGCGCCGGCATCCAGCCCGTCCGGCTGCCACAGATGATCGGCCTGATGGAGAGCGGCGTTGTATGTCGGCTTCCAGCTTTCCTGCGCCGCGAACCACTCGAAGATGTCGTCTGGATTCGAAGGCAGCCATTGCGTCGGATCGCGCGGATCATAGGCCGAACAACCATCGATCTCCGGCTCGGTTTCCGGCAGGCGCACGTTGCCGTAAAGCAGCGTGTGAGCATCGTAGTCTGCCCCGAACTCATACTCATAGACCGCGTTGGCAATGCCCGGCAGCCGCCAGCCTTCCGGAAGGTCCGGCCACAGCGCGCGCAGCAACGGATTGGTCGGCTGATCGACCGTGCCTGATTGGAAGCACGCGCGGACATGCCCAGGATAGTCCGGCTGCCCGTCGATTCCAGTCGGCACCAATATCGACCCAAACGCCGGAGATGCACCAAAACTCAGTTTGTTGCCGTTGAGATTGACCCCCGCGATGCCGGTGATCTTCCGTGCCGAATAGAGGTGCTGCACCACTAACTTGCTTTGCGCGCCGGCGCCGGCAGTCGCTTTGTAGAAACAAATCGGGCCGCCCGTGCGCTGCCGCCCGCGAATAATGCGCTGGAACGGTGTCGCCTGCTTGACGTTGACCTTTTGCGCCGGGGAATTGAGCGTCGCCAGCGGAGACGCGGCGTTTGGCAGATCAGGGGTAATCGAGCGCTGCAGCGCAGACGACGCGATCTGTGATGCCGCCGCAAGCCCACCGTACACCGCTGCATTTGCAAGCAGCGGGCCAAGCGTCCACGCCAGCGAACCCAGCCCTGCCCCTAGTGCGGCATTCGTGATGGCGATACCAATCGGTATGGCGATAAACGGCATCTCTCAGCACACCGCCCATGCGCGAATAATCTTATTGTCCGCCACCATCAAGTTCCCCTGATCGATTCTGCCGAACCATTTTCCGCGATAGCGAATGACGCTACTGACACCAGCCGGCGTAACCGCGACGGCGCGGTCGCCGTCTTGTGCAACTGCTGCCGCAATGCGGCGCCATCCGAGCCGGCGGGCAGCCCTGCCCCATCCACCAAGCAAGCCCGGCTTGCCGAGCACTCGCCTTGCGCCCCGCTCAGTGCGATAGCGCCCGCGATAGTCCCGAGCTGGATCGACGCCCTGCACCGTCACGTCGATATCGGCCAGCGCCAGCGCGCAATCATCCGTGCCCCAGGAAGCCTTCGTCACCGCCCAACGCGGCAGCGCCTTGGCTATTTCGTCCGCATAGCGCTGCCGTGTCACGGCGCCGCCCAACTCTCTTCCCGCGCCGCCACGCCCGGCATATCGTCCGCCCCGACAATGTCGCTGCCGTATGTCGCCTTCAGCCAATCCGGGGTCCATTTCTTATTCGGCGCGCGACTCATGATGAAGATCGGCTGAATCAATCCGACTTCGATCGTGGCCGAGCGGTCCTTTCCGATCTTGTGGTCCTGGAAGTCGGCCTTGGCGACGCAGAGGTGATAGACATCACCGTTGACGCGGCGGCTGTTCGGATAAAGTGCCGCGAGAGAGACACGCGCGAACCGCCCGCGTACCTTCTTGGTAATGAACTTGAGTTGTTCGGCTTTAACACCCGACAATGTCAGAAGCGGATTGCGCGTCTTGGTCTGGCGCGAGAACGACAGATTGGTGATGGCGACAAGATCGCCGAGACCTGTCCATGTTTCGCCGTCGTAGCTGAGATTTCCGGCGCCCGACCACGCCCGCACATATCCGTCAGGATGATCGACTTCGTGCAGGCAGATCAGTGTGCCGCCCTTGCCCACAATCGCATTGCGGATAGGCAGGGGCACCCTGTTGACGACAAGATCGAGGGTCATCGCGTATCAATCGGACGGCAGAACGCCGACAAGCGTCACGCCGAACGATCCCGTGGTAAGTCCGCGCTGGATCTCACCTTGTTTGTCGTCGGTTGCCACCATCACGGCTGCGGGATACTTCAGCCGAACACTATCGCCGGCCTTCACGGCCGCGGTCAGTCCCGGCGAAAAGTAGATGCGTACTTTGCCAGCCGCCGTCGTTCGACAATCATCGTCGATAGCGTAGTAATGGCAGTAGTTCACGCGCGCGCCGTTCGGCTCGATCTCAAATCGATCATCGATACGAAACACGCGCGTGATCGACGCCGGCAACCCACGCACGACGATCGAGCCGTCGCCGACTTCTGCATCCTCGTCGACGGTGATGTATGGCGGAAGAAACCCGCTTGTCCATCGAGACCCGTCAGACCATGTACTGCCATCCGACCAATTCGACGGCGTTCCGGCATGCTCGACGTTGTATTGCGGTTCCTTGGCGAATTGATCGAACACCCGCACGCCGCACGCCGAGCCGACCATCTTGCGGATACGCCCCTGCGCCTCGCGGAATGATGGCTTGAAGCTGGCCGTTCCGACTTCGCCGCTTTCACTCTCCCCCATCGGTGGCGACTGAAACGTGCAGAACCATCGCCGCTCGAAGGGGTCGGCAAATACGCGCGGGCGCGCGGAGAAGATCGGCTGCACCTGGCCGTTCAAGGTGCCGAGCGTAAAGCTCGACGAGACGGCCCGCAGCATGTGCCGCGGCCACCACTCAATGTTCGTTACCGTCATCCGCGGCGTTGCGGCGCGGCCCGCACCTCTGAAACCGCGGCCTGCTTGGCCTGCGAGGCAATCTGCACCATGCGCGCCTCAGACCATAGCCGGTCTGATCCGGTCATGCCGGAGAAAGTGTTATGGAAGCTCTGCTGAATGACGACCGTTGGATTTGATCGCCCACCCCCGCCACCACCCTTGTTTTGCTCGATCCGGCCGGCAACCTGCGGAACGAACAATTCCGACCGCGGCGTCTGTTCATTCACGAGATAGGCCCGGCCAGGCATGACCTGACCGCCCGTCGCGCGGGCACCACCAAACATCCCGCCCAACGCGCTGCTAAGCGCGCCGAATATGCCACCCGTCTGCCCCTGCACCGTGCTTTTTGTCCCCAGGATTTGGGCAAAGGCACCCTCGCCGGTGAATGCAGCCTTGAGCAGTTCACTGCGCATTGCTTTGAGCGCCGTCGTCGCAGCGTCGGCGCCGTCAAGAATATTCTCGAAGGCCGTCTGCGCCGTACTACCCAGGAAGCGCGTCGACTCATTGACACCTTCGAATGCTGCCTGCAGTTCACGCGATCTCTTTTCCGCCGCCATCATCTTGTCGGCGAGTTGCTGTATCTGGGTCTGCTGCGCGGCGGTAACCGTGGTGTTCTTCATTCCAGCTTGTGAATTTGCCTCTTTCGCTGCGGCCTCTAGCTCGGCCACCAGCTTGGCGCGCGCGCGAGCCTCGCTGTTCAGGCCGATTGTTGCGGTCTCTGCGTCAATAACGGCAATGCGTTTCTTGGCCTGATCGATCGCCTTCTCGAAGCCGTCGTCCCCACCCTTTTTCGGCACCTTGGTGCCGCTTGGATCAGAGATGCTCGGATCGCCGCGCGGCCCGGCCGGCGGCGCGGTAATGACGATGCGTTGACGCCCGCCCTCAGCGGGCGGAATGCCGGGGATACCTTCCATCGTGCTCGGCGCGGCGCCGAGTTCCTGCATCTGCTCTTTGCTGGCCTTGATCTTCTCGTCGAACGCGATCAGGGCGTCGATCGCACGCACCACGAACGACTTGAAGCCGTTCCCGGCGCGCAACATCGCCTTATCCCACTCGTCGTCGAAGATTTTCGCGCGCGCGATGAGTTCCTTCTCTACGACGGCACCGGCCTCCTTGGCTCCGGCGATCATGCCCGGCAGACCTTTGCGGGCAATCTCTTCCAGAGCCACCAGCATCGCCGGGCCAGCCTTGCGACCGAACGCTTCGGTCACCAGCATCATCTTTTCCTGCGGCGACGCCGCCCCGGCCACCAGCCGCGCGAAGTCGCCGAGCATCGCATCGACGCTGCGCAGGTTGCCGGCCTTATCCTTCAACGCAACGTTGTTCGCGTTGAACAGCTTCGTGAGATAGGTAGTGCCCGTTGCGGCTTCGCCGAGACTGTCGGCGAATTTCTGCATCGCGGCATCGGCGTCAAGCAGCTCGCCGCCATTCTGTTGCACGGTAAAACGCAACGCCTGAAGGAAGTCGGTTGTTGTGCCGATGCGCTCGGCGATATCGCCGACTTTTGCCAGATCCTTAAAAGCCGAGACAACTTCCTGCAGCCCGCGCGCGGCGCCGGCGACGCCGAGCAACGCACCGAGCCGCTTGAACGGCACGGCAAAGATCGCCTCAAGCTTGCTTGCCGAGCCGGAAAAATCCCGCTCGACCCGGCGCAGGGCTTTTTGCGTGTCCGTCTGAAGCTTCGCCATCGCCCGTTCGTAGGACTTGGTGTTGGCTTCGATCAGCACAGCCAGACGTTCGACGTCAGTCGCCATGTCAGGATTTCAGCTTCTGTTGCTTGATTGATTTCGACGGCCCGCCGTATTCGCGGTCCAGTTCCTCGAAGCGCTCGCGGGTCATCGGATCGACTCCACCGCCCTGCGCCCTGTTCCAGCCCTTCACCAAGGCCATGTATTCGGCGAGCGTGGTCTTCCAGAACACGGCCGCCGTCAGCCCCAGCCGGCCCGTTCCGTCTTCCAGCCAGCGCCGCAGAACCTCGTCTAAAGGCTCTGGGCGCTGTCTCCGTTTCCCTGGGGGGATTTCCCCGTATCCTTGCGCAGCAAGGCCGCCAGCAGCCCGTCCAGCGGACCCTGCATGGCGAGAACGTCGTCGATGGTGATGCGCACCCGCGCCTGACTCACCGCCTCTTCCCGGCCGATCTCTTTCCCATCCACCTTGCCATTGATCGTGAAGTGCTCGATCGCGAGCATCACGGTCGCCGGTTCCGTGCCGTGGAAGCGGCGGTAGAGCTCGCCCAAGGTCGGGTAACCCGACGCCGCCGATACCCGCGCCAGGCCATCCATGTCGATCGCCATGGTGAGGGTGAGAGAACCGATCGGCGCGTCGACTTCGCCGCGGATGGGATTGGCGGCCATTACGCGGCGGTGAAGTCGAGTTCGCCGGCGCTCTCGAGCGAAAGCTCGTAAGTCACTTCGCCGTTGTGCTCGCCGGCAAACTGAAGCTGGCTGATCTGGAAAGCACCCTCGAAGGTGCCGAGACCGGGAGTGACGATCTGATAGTTCTTGATCGTACCGGCCATCTTGGCGGTGACCAGCGTCGACTCCGACGCCGAATCCTTGAACACGCCGGAGCCGGAGGCTGACGCCGACTTGATGCCGGCGCCTTCCAGGAGCTCGCGCCACTTGTTCACCGAGTCGGAATTGGTGATGTCGACGGTCTCGGTGTTGAGCGTCAGATTCTTGGTGCGCAACCCGGCAACCGTAGTGAACACCTCCGGCGTGGCGCCATCGCCGACCTTGATGAGAAGATCGCTGCCCTTTTGAGCGGCCATTGTCATGCTCTCCAATTGAGATCGGCACGCCGATCTGTTTCAGGTTTCAGTTGCGGTGGATGACTTCGACGCTCACGACGCCGTGGCGGGTCTTACCGTCCGGATCGAGAAAATTGCGTCGGCTGCGCACATAGACCTGCGCCGAGGCGCGGTCGGTGACGGTGAGTGATGTCCCATGCAGTAAGGCCTTGATCTGCTGCATTACCTGCTTGACTTCCCGCTGCCCGTTGTAGCGGGACCACACGTGCAGCGTGATGTTCTCGGTCTCGCCGTCGTCACCGGCCGCGGAAGAGTCCGACACGTCGTCGGGGATAGAATCCATTTCCCCGATCTGCACATAGGGAAATTCATTGTCGGGTGCATCGGCGGAAGAAACCGCATCAGGCACGGCATCGTAAATCCGCGCCAGCGCGATCAGGGGCGAAGCGTTCTTCAGCGCGGTGTAAAGCGCCGCCTGTAGGTTCCAGCTTGCATCACTCATGAGCCGGCAACCTCCTTCGCCGCCTTGTTGACCGCGCGCGACATGCGCGCCCGGAAACGCCTACGGATCATGCGAAACGCCGGCCAGAAGTAAGGCTGCGGCGGTATCGCCGGGATCTGGGCGCCCTTGAATTTGCCGCCGGCGATATGGGCGCGCGCGCCATACTCGACCAGATGCGGATAGCGGACCTTGGTGTTTCCCGCCGTGATGAGCGCCGCATGTTCCGGCACAACCTGCGCACCGCCGGGCTGCGAATAAGACGGTGTGACCTGCCCGCCCGGCGTCATCACGATGGACTCGCTCAAATCCCCGCTGTCCTTCGGTGCGTAATTGCGCGCGATCCCGACCATCTCGTTGCCGAGCTCTTGCGCGGCAAGCCCGACTTCCTTGGCCGCCTCCGGCGCGAGCCGCGAAAGCTTCGCGAACAGCTTATCCTTATTGCGTATCTTCGCCGAGATCACGACGCCACCCCGCTCTCAACGACCATCTCTAAATTCCGGTTGCGTTGATCGGGATTCGAGATCGAGCGGATTTGATAGGGCACGTCATCAATGCGGGCGCGGTCGGCGGTCGTAATAACCAAGGTCTCGCTTGCCGAACGCACCGTCAGCACACCGCCAAGCGCAGACGAGACCCGCCCGGCCTCCAAACGCTCCCTGCCACGTTCCGGGGAGAATGAGCCCCATACCGTGACCAGCGGGGTCCATGTCGCGGCGCCGCCCCCGCCGCCGTCATCGTCGAAGACGGCGCGCTGGAACGTCACGCGCTTGTTGAGGCGGCCGGCGCGCATGGACAGCGGGCGCCGTTACAGCGCCACGCCGGAATAGATGGGCTTGAGCGCGATCACCGAGGTCGACGTGGCAACACCGAGCAGGCCGACGTACTCGCCCGACGCAATATCGGCGACGGCGCAGATGCCGCCGGGCGTGTCCGAGAGATAATAGGCGATGCCGGCCGTCAGCGTGGCGCCGATGGTGATGTTGCCTTCCTTCTGGATGGTGAGGGGCTGATTGTCGGACGCCCCGTGCAGCGCGATGCCGCGCGTCTCGCGCGCCGCCGCCGTCGCCGAATTGGCATCGGCGAGCTGATACTTGCGGTTCGAGTCGCGATAGACCGCCTGCCCGGCCGTGATGGTGGCACCGGCAGTGCCCGTCTCTTTCACGGCATTGGCGCCGGCCACGACGTTCGCCGCGGTGATGGTGATGTCAACCATGGGTGTGATCCTTTGGGTTTGAAGAGATCAGAAACGAATGCGCCGGAAGGGCGCCAGCAACGCATCAACCGCCATCGGCAGCGGCGCGGCATTCACACCGACAACAACGGCCTCGCGATTTTCGTACCAATGACCAACCATCATCAGCATGGCGTGCTTGATCGCCTGCGGAGCAGTCGCCTCGCCCACCACATAGGTGATGCGGACGACCGGGCCTTCATCGTGAGTCGTCGGGAAGGAATAATCGTCTTTGAAGCGGACGTAGGCGCCGAGATCGTCGGTTAGAAGATCGTAATTGCTGGCGCCGACCGTTTGCTCAACATCGTCAGCATCATCATATTTGACGCTGGTGATCGACGCGCCGGGAAACAGCGGCAATCGCATCTCGCGGCAGAAGCCATCATAATCCTGCCGCCAGGTTTGTGTGATCAGGCAACGACCGAGAATACCAGTCCACCCATCAAGATGCGACACCGCAGCGGCGATCAACGCCGTGATAAAGTCGTCGCTATCGCTCGAATCAACGCGACATTGCGCCTTCGCCTCAACCAGAGAGACGGGCGTCGCGGCTGGTGCTGTAACGAGAACGGGGCGATACATGGATCAGGTCACGGTCCATGTGCCGGCGCCGACGCTGCCAACCCATTCGGTTGCGTTGATCGCAGTCAGCTTGACCGTCGACCCGATCACGGCATTCTCGATCTTGCCGGCCGCGCCGGACACATCGCCAGCAATCCGGATCGTGTCGCCAGCCGCGGCGGTGACCCGGATGCCGTCGGCGTCCTGCACGATGAACGAATAGTTCAAGCCGGCAGCAGCAGCCGGCAGCACGAACGGCGCGATCGCCGCCGCGCCTTCGTTGCTATAGACGCTGCCGCTTTCCGCTGCAGTGATCGTGCGTCCATCCGCATCCACGACAACAGACCCTTGCGGCGCAAGGGCCAGGATCGCGGCCAGGATGTCGTCAAGGGTTGTGCCGGAGGTGTTCGCCATTTGGCTTTCCTTCTCTTTGAGAGGAGTGGCCCGCGCGCGAACGCGCGAGCCCGCCGAAGGTGGTGATGGCTCTTACGAAGCCGGCGTATAGGCAGGCGCGGTCGCGCCGTCCGCATCGTTGCCGAGCTCGATCGGTACCCACCCGGCAGCGGTCCATACCAGAACCGCATAGTCGCCGACGTCCGCGAAGACGATGGTGGCATTGGTGTTGAAGGTCAGCGTCGAGTCCGTACCCGGATCGACGATCATCTTCACCTTCTTGATCTGGCCGACCAGCGTCGAGTCAGCCAGCGTCAGCGCGTCGGCGCCGGTATTGGTGATCGCGGTGTAGTAGGTCGTCAGGTTGACAGCACCCGCACCCGACAACGCCTGTTGAACAGCCGTCGGAAGGAGGCCGGCAACCAGAAGCCCGCCGGTATCGAGCGCGTTGATCTCGGCCGCGGACGCGGTCATTTCTACGCCATCAATCATGGGCGCTTGATCGCCCTGGCGAACTGCGAACTTGCCCATGGTTCGGGCTCCTTAAAGGTTCGGGGTGATTTGAAAGAGGGTGAGGCGGGCTGCGAGGCCCGCCCCGTTTATGGCTTACGCCAGGGCCGGCGAGTCGGACGTCGCCGACGCGATCACGGTCGAGCCTTGCGTCACCGGTACGCGCGAGCCGTTGTACTGGATGGCGAGGATGCCATCGAACGGACCGTTCGCGGTGACATGGAAGATCTGCGCTTCGATGTAGCGGTAAGGCGGCTTCACCACGTCGAGGATCAGCAGCTTGTCGTCGGCATCCGACGCGCCGGCTGTGAACGCGGCTGAACCCGTCAGCAGTGCCATGGCGCCGGTGTCATTCGTCGCGGCACCAGCCGCCTTGAGCGCGAGCGCCGACGTATCGAGCACATTGCCCATCAGGGCGACGAAGCACACGCTTTCGAAGCCGTCCATATCGATGATGGTGGCTTTGGTCGGCGTGGCGGACGCGGCGCCCGCGCCATCGGCGGACACGCGCGTGATCTTCACGTTGTTCAGAAGATTGTGAACGTTCATTGGAATTCTCCGATATCGGAATGGGTGAAGTGCCGGCGGCAGATTGCCGCCGGCTGTGTTCGTGCGCTTACGCGCCGAACTTCATGAACTTGATGGCTTCGAAGTTGAGGGCACCGCCGCCGACGCGCTTGGTGGTGTAGAACTTCACGTAGGGCTTCGACGTCAGATTGTCGCGGATCACGCGAACACCCTGGCGATCGACGATCTGATAGCCTTCCTTGAAGTCACCGAAGGCGAGCGACAGTGAACCGTTCGCCAGCGCCGGCATGTCTTCCGCGCGCGTGACCGGATAGCCCATGATGGTCTCCGGGATGCCAGCGGCGAACGACGGCTGCCACATATCGCGGCCGACGCCATCCTTGAACTTCCGGATCAGCGTGATCACGGACCGACGCGTCACGAACCGGGCGTTCGCGAGATAGGCATCCTTCAACGTCCCCATGAGAGAGTGGAAGTTGTTGGTCGGATTCGACGCCGCAAAGTCGGAGCTCACGCCGGTCACGACATGACCGAACGTACCCCACGTCACGCCAGAGCCCGAGTCCGCGGCCGTGGTATAGGCGGCAAAACCCTTGATCTTGTTCGCGGCGCCGGCCACGAATTCAGCGTTTTCGAAGCGAGCAAACTTCGAGGACACCTTGTTCGACAGCCACGCCTCGATATCGACAGCGGCGTCATCTAGAAGCTGCTGCGTCGCCTTCGGTTCGGTGTCGATCCAGAACACCGGAATGTCCCACTTGCCGACGTCCGGCGTGGCGGTGTCCGACCCCTGGGCGCGCTCACCGGCATAACCGGCGCCGGCTTCGTCGAGGTCTTCCATGCCCTGCAGCCGATCGGTCGAGATCGTCTGTTGCGAGGCGATCTGGCGGATCGGTGACGTCTCATAGACCTTCGTCACGATGCGGCCGGACACATCCGGCGTCACGAAGTAACCGCCTTCGGGATCGGAACCGACGGCGAGCGTTTTGGCTTCGTCCGCAGTCAGACCGCGATCGCCTTCGCGCACCCACTTCTCGTGGGCCGATTTGTAGGCTTCGTAGCCCTGCTGATCGACCGGCGTGTGCTGCTTCTTGCGGTCACCCGCGATGCTCGCAAGCAGGTTGTTGAACGACTTCAGTTCGACGATCTGCTTGGCGTTCTCTTCGTTGCCGGAGAGGCCGAGGCGGTTGAACTTCTTTTCCAGTTCCTCGCGCTCTTTCTTCTCGGCTTCGAACTTGGCTTCGATTGCGGCCTTGCCTTCCACGGCCTTGTCGAGCGCGGCCTCGATCTTCGTCAGCTTCTCCTTGACGACCGGATCGTCGGCATTCGCCTTCTTCTTCAACTCGCCGTCGATCATGGACTTGAAGGCTTCGAAAGCCTGGCCCTGCTGATCGAGCACCGTTTTGACGTCGTTCATATCCATTTGCTTCACCGTTGATTGAGGGTTGCGATATTGCGGCGCATACGCGCCACGATGTCCGCTTCGCCCTCATCGCGAGGTGAAGTGCTCGGCTCCCCAGCTTCACGCTGGAGCCACTTGCGGAAAGTAGCGACGGCCTTCACGGCATCGCTTCGCGACAATGTTGCCTCACGCAACATTGCTTCCAGTTCGCGGGGATCGAAGTCGGACTTCACCGCGCCGACACGCGCCTTGTCGTTCATCGGAAACGTGACGATCGACAACTCCATAAGATCGAGACTCTTGAGCGTGCGCCGTGGCTGGTTCGGCTTTGTGCCAAGTACGAATTCCTTCGCTTTGTAGCCGATCGACAATCCGTCGAGTGCGCCGGCCTTCAGGCCCTCATAGATGTACGTACCGCGCTCGGTGCCGATCGCGAACAGTTCACCCTCGACCTTCAGACCCTTGGAATTTTCCTCCATCGCGGTCCATTTGCCGACAGGCAGCATGTCGTCGACGCCGCCAAGGAATCCGCCGCCGTGCTGCAACAGCATCGGCGGCAACTTGCCCTTGTCTTCCCATGCGCGCAGCGTGTCGCGGAAAGCACCCTTCTCGATCATGTCACCGCCGGCATCCACATTGCCGAAGATCGCGCCATAACCTGAGAAAACACCCGACTTGTCGGAGGCAAACTTCACCTCCATGTCGAAGCGCAAGCGGTCCATCATTCGTCTCCCGGATCGGGGGTATTGGCGTCGGCGGGTTTCTTCGGTGCAGCTTCATTCGGCTTCGCCGGCTGCGGCAGCTTGTCGGCTTCCGGATCGTCGGAACGATCCATGTCTTCGAAGTCGCGCACTTCGTTCTGCGTACCCCAGCCCTTGGCTCCACCAGAGCCGAGCATCTTGGAGTAGTATTCCGCCTTCTCTTTCAAGTTGGCGTTCATCAGCGCGTTGACGACGAACTTCGTGTAGTAGCCTTGGCGAAGATCGTCCTCAGACAGCAGGTTGACGTTCGCGCTCTGCGAGATGCGCCGATAGATCGGATCGAGTGTGTAGGTCTTGTGGGCCTGGAAGAATTCGGACGCGCTCGCAAACGTCGGCGACTGATCTCCGGCATGACCGATCATGATCGGCCATACGCGCATGCCCCGGCACATTTCTTCAATCTGGTGTTTTCGCGTCTCGATCAACTGCTGATCGACCGCCGACATGATGATGCGTTTGAAGTCCGCATCCATGTCCAAAATCATCGGCTTGCCGGCGCGCTCGCCGCCAGGCAGATGCTTGTCCATCCACGCTGCAAGTTGCAGATATTTTTCGGGCGTGAGCTTATCCTTGGTAGTGTAAACGCCGGAGGTCTGCAGGCTTCCCTTTTGACCCTCGCTCTGCCCCTGCTCGAGCGCGACCGCAAGCCCGATGGCATTGCGTGTCATATAGATCGGGTCCATGCCGAGCCATGAATTCCATGACGGCCCGCGGATATGCCAGATCGCGTCCTGTCCGAATTCCTGTTCGTCACCGTTTTTGCCGCGCACGAAGTAACGCAGCGAATAATCGTCTCGCTGCTCAACGCGCACGCGACCGGGCTCGATTGGAATCAGTTCACGCACTTCGCGCGCAATACCAACGCGATTGACAAAAATAAAGGCGTTGAACGTCAAGTCTAAATGAAAGCTGACCGTCTCGAGGAATTCGAGCGACGTCTGCCAGCCATTCGGCTTGCGGCTGATCAGAAGATGCGCGGGATGATCCGTCGCTATCTTCCGGCCGCCACCCGTCTCCTGATACACCCGAAACGGAACCGAGAGCCCTTCAGCCTTCACCCGCGCGCATGATAGAATCGTCGTGACCTGAAGCGCCGTTTGCCAATTGATTGGCACGCCCGCTGCCGACAACCGCCCGCCATAAACCTCCCTGAAGAGATCGAGCGAGGAAGTGATGGATTTGTCCGCGGCCTTCCATTGAGGCGGCCACAGACGGTTTAGGAAGCTCATGCTGCATCAAACCTTATGCTGCTTCCCAGAAGGATTTTCCAGACGCTTCCGGATTCCAACTCATGAGGATCGCTGCCTCACCCGTCGCAATCAGTGGGTCGATCTTGCCGCGACCCGACACTTGCTTCGTGATCATGATCGCGTTTCCCTTCGGCTCGGTTCTGGCGTTGCCGACACACCAGTCCATCAAGCCAAGGCCGGAATGTGAGACGGTGCCTTCGCTCAACTTGAATTCGAGACCCCACCAGGCCGGGGCCAACGCCGGCCCCTGAAGCAATCGCTTCAGCATGTCTTCCGTCATGCCGTTGGCGACAAGCGTTTCGATCAGCGCCGCGACGTTATTTGGATCGAGCCCGACCGCGTTTTTCTCCGGCAACAGACCGGAGGCCAGGACCTTGCCGAACAGCTTACCGACCTGATCCATCATCGCATGTGCTTCGCAGATCGAGAGCGAACCCTCCTTCTCGAAGTCTTTCAGTTGCTCGGCAATCTCCGGGCGCTTTTTGAGCACCTTCGGATGCACCCATGCGTGATTCCAGATCAGCCACTTGCGGGTCTCGCGTTCGCGGCCGATGACCGCAACGCCGAGCAAGTCCTCGAGCCCGCCGCCATCACCGCCGAACGTCACAACTTCCGAACGCCGCAGCAATTCCTCGATCGTCAGAGTTTGGTCCGCGGCATCCTGCCAATAATCAGCGCCGGCCCAGTTGTTGTCGCCGAAGCCGACGCCGATCTCGATGTTGAGATGCTGCGAGGCCCAAATCTGTTCGGCCTCGTCATTCACCCGACCATTGTTCTGATAGTCTTCAATCAGACGTTGAGCGTCGATCGAGAGGCCGAGATTTGGCAGCAACAGCGGCCAGTTCCGCTGATCGCGCCAGAACGCCTGATTGCGCTGCAACTCCTGCGGAAACTCATAGAGCAAAGGCAACAGGATCGGCGCATCGCCGCCCTTGCCATCGCGCACCGCGCGCGCCTTTTTAAGTTCGGTTTTCCAGATCCCTGTCGGCGCTTCGTCCGACTGGGTCGTGATCATCAGGACCTGACCACCCTGCTTCGTGATGCCGCCACCGCGGATTTGCTGCATCACCGCCGCGGCCTTGGCCTTTTTGCCGAGCTCGTGCACCTCGTCGAGGATCGTGAGAATCGGAATTTCGCCGGTAATGATGTCAGGCGCAAAGGCCTTAACGTCTAGCGTCGTTCCCGTCTTGCGACGCTCGATCGACTTGAGGTGATCGCGAACATTGAAGATTGCCTTGAGGCGCTCGTCGAGCCGGATCATGCCTTGCGCCTGGTCGAAGGCTCGCTCAGAAATATTCTGCGTTGGCCCGAGCAACAACATCTGACGGTTCGGCGCTTCCTCCATGAACAACGCCGTTAAGCCGAGCGCGGCAGCGTTTGTCGTCTTCGAATTCTTCTTCGGGACCATGCACAGCAGCTCGACAACGAGCCGCCGCTTGGTCACTGGATCTTCACTCGCGAGAAACGCAACGAGCAGATCGCGAAACCAGTCACCGCAGGCCTCTGCAAGCGGCGGGTTGCCCGGCACGTCCGGCAGGCGCAGCCGGTTGAAGAACGCCAGCGCCTTGGCGGCGCGCTCCGCATTGACCGGCACCTGCGCCATCGGCACTTCGCCGGCTTTGATTTTCTCCCACCAATCCGGACACGCGAACCGAGGAAGAGGCTCGGCCTCAATGGCGCGCGACATCCTGCGCCGTCGCCTCCTGATCGAGTTCGGCCATCAAGTCGGCGTCGGCATCGAGCGCGCGGCGCTCGTCGGCAACCTTCTTGCCGAGCCGACCTTCGACCGGCTTGTCCGCCGGTGACGCCACCATCGCCGCCTCCGCACCCATGCGATCGTTGTTCTGCATGAACACCATCCACAACCGCATCGCGCCGGCGTTGCCTTCCTGCACCTGCTTCCAGAGGTGCAGGGCATAGGCAGCGTCGAGACGGTCGCGGGCGATCGAGCGCTGGCGCTTGACCAGAGAAAAATAATGCTTCCGGAAAGTCGGAAGCGTGATGTCCATTGCCGACGCGATGCGCTCATTACCCCAGCCGAGCGCGACCAACATCGTGACTTTGTTGATGTTTTCGGTTGTCGCGATGTGTTGAGGCCGGCCGCGCCGCCCCCAGTTGTCGGGAACGCGGTCGCCGAAGAGGTCAAAAACGTCGGCCATCAGAAAAAAATCCCTAAACTGG